GCAAAGCAGCGGTAATGATAAAGACGGAGCTAATGGAGCGGTTTCTCGCTCTGCCTGCCGGGCAAAGGGAGCTTCGGTTAAGCAAGCTTCCAGAGGCAGAACGTCTTCGCTTTTTCAAGGCGCTGCAAGATGTACAGGATCACCACGAAAGGACTAAGTTCTATCGGATGTTCCCTGACACGGGGAGGCTTCGTCGAGAGTTGTACAAGCATCATACGGAGTTCTTTGCTCAAGGGTCTTGGGCAAAGTACCGTGCGTTTATCGGGGGGAACGGGTGCAAAATTCCGTGGTCTCCTATTCAAACGGAGGACGGTGAGCGCCAGATCGTAGAACTTCTTGGAAGCGAAGGTTTTTCTGTTCCGTCGTGGGACGGTGAATCTCGATGTGTTGCGAAAGCCGGTGGAGTATTTCTAAAGGAGTTCTCGCCAGCGTTTCATGTTCGGCTAGACAATGGCGAATGGTTCGCGTGCAACCACGCTCACAGGTTTCTATCTGAAGATGGCTGGATTTCTCTCGGCGCATTGCTGCATGGTGGCGCGAGTGGTCTGCGTTACATGCGAACAAATGCAAATTCGATGGCCAGTTATGCGTCTTCACCTCGTCGAGGTGGTGAACCGTTTCGCCTTCTCTCAGGTAGCGACCTAGTACAACCTCCATCACGAGGCGATGTTCGTAAATTAGTCCAGTATTTAATTTCGCGTGGGGATGAAGCGGAGCATAGACCTGGACGTATCCGAACTTATCAAGGTGCCGTCCGCCTTCCCAGCAGAATTTATGACCGTCAGCAAGCCTTGGCCCTGTGCGAGAAGTTCTCAGACCCCACCGCAAAACTCGATCTTCTATGGTCTGAAGAGACACGCCAAGTTTGCTCGCGGCTTGCGATTGAGTCATGCCTGAGTCAAGTAGCTCCTGAAGACTGGTCTTCTCTATATCAATGTAGCGCCAATGCTTCGGACGTTGCGCCTTTAGTCCTCGGCTCTTTAAGTAACGGCGCAGCAATTTCGGCGATGAGCCAAGAGCGGATGCTATCTGTTCAGCCGATTCTCCCCGGTCAATGGCCTGAAGGATTGATTGATGGTGAACTTGGTGAGTGGATGTTCTGCCCATGCGATCACGTTCCCCTTGTTGGTGGCCGAAAGATCGTAGCGATCATACCGCTTGGCGTCCAGCCAATTCTTGACCTGACGGTAGAAAAAACTGCGTGCTACGAAGCCGCAGGCGTGTTTCACCACAACACCGGGAAGACCGAGGGCGGTGGCTATGAAACGGTCTGCCACCTAACCGGCATTTATCCGTCGTGGTGGGAAGGCAAGCGATTCAACCGGCCAATAAAAGCATGGGTTGCTGGCGACAGCAAGGAAAGCGTTCGCGACATCCTGCAACTGAAGCTGTTCGGGACAACCGACTACCGGCAACGCAGCGAGCTTGGCAAGGGGATTATCCCCGTAAACCTGATGGGTAATCCGCGACCGGCTCAGGGCTGGCCCGGCGTGATCGATAACTGCCATATCAAGCATGTCAGCGGCGGATGGTCGCAGATTCAGTTCAGGAGCTACGAGCAGGGCCGCGAGCTTTTCCAAGGCTCGGAGGTTGAGTGCGACATGGCTATTTACGAGGAATGCCTGAATCGGTTTCGAGGGCAATCCGAAGACGGCCGCTTAATCCTGACGTTCACCGGCCTCAAGGGCGCTACAGACGTTGTGTTACTGTTCCTTCCTGAGCTTTCTCCGGTTACAACGGAGTCAATGCGCCAGATGTCTAGAGCGCGCGTTGTATGCCCGATGGATGATGTACCTCACTTGTCAAAAGAGGATATCCGGGTCAAGCTTGGAAACACTTCGGGCATGTTCCGAGAAACGCGCAGAACTGGCATACCATACGCCGGAAGCGGAAGGGTCTACAGAGTGGAAGAAGAATCGTTCGTCATCTCGCCGTTTAAGATTCCGGCGCACTTTGCGCTAATCAGTGGCGCCGACTTTGGTTACGGCAAAGCCGATGCTCGCGACGCAGAGATATCAGGCGGAACCGCTGCTGTCTTTGGCGCGTATGATCGCGAGAATGATATCGTCTACGTATTCGACGAATACTTCAGGGCTCAGGCCGAGGCGCCTATTCATGCGGTTGCGCTAAAGAAGCATGGCGATTGGGTGCCGTGCGAGGGTGATCCTGCTGGCTTTGCTTTGAAAGAAGGCGAGCGCAGCACTATCATCAAAACGTATCGCTCTCTTGGTGTTAACATACAGCCCGCGACAAAGGATGTAGAGCCTGGCATTTTGACAGTCGAGGGAAGGCTTTCAGAAGGCAAGCTGAAGATAATGAGCAACTGTTCCGGGCTTATTCAAGAGTACAGGATGTACTCGCGAGACGAGAACGGGAAGATCATCAAGAAGAACGACCATCGCCTTGATGCTCTGCGTTACCTAGTGATGGGTCTGAAGCGTGCAAAAACTAAACCACTGAAGAACGACAAGCCAATGCAGGCTATGAGTTTCTTCGCCCGACGATAGGAGTAGCAATCATGTCTGTACTGAGCTTGGATGAAGTGGTAAAGCGAATCAACCATGCATTCCCCGGCTTCCCTGGCGACAACCTTTATCAGCTATTGAAGAAGGTCGTTACCCCGGTTGTGACCAACATCACTGCATCAACGGCGACGTTGACGTCTGACAATCACAATGACCTTATCACGCTGAACCGTGCCGCAGGTATTGCGGTAACGCTTCCGGCCGCAACCGGCTCCGGCATCAAGTTTGAATTCGTTGTCGGCACCACGATCACCAGCAACACGACCACAATCAAAGTCGTTGGCAACGACATCATGGTCGGTCGAGCCATTCTGTTGCAGGATGGTGGCGATACGCTTATTGCTTATGAAACCGCCGCAGACAGCGATACGATTACGCTTGACGGATCGACGACTGGCGGCATTGCAGGGATGCAAATCACGCTCACGGACATTGCCGCTGACACATGGCTGGTTAGCATCCTTGGTTCCGAGACTGGATTACAGGCGACCCCGTTCAGCGCGACGGTGACGCCGTAATGGACTTTGCAGAAATGCCAGACGAAGCGCTGGCATTACTCCTTCTGGATTCTCCGGAGCATGCGGAAGCGATTGCGCGTGTTCTGGAGGACCGGAAGGAGGCGAAGCTTGCAAAGCTCAAGGGGCTGTGTACGTCCCTTGAGGCAAAACGCGATGCATGCGTGCGCGCAAAAGCGGATATCGAGCGCCGATGGGCCGAAGATATCCGCCAGCGCGAAGGCTACTCACGTGGCGTCAAGGGCGACCGCACTGCGGTTAGCCCGCTTGATATAGCGCTCCCGCAGAAGCTCAACATGACGGCGAGCCGTTGCCAGATTTGGGCGGCTCGCGTTACTAACATGGTTGTGCCCGGCTCGTCTGGCCAGCCGTGGCACATGACGCCGACGCCATCGCCTGATCTTTACAGCGGCGAGACTGATCCGCAGGAAGCGAAGGCTATTGCAGAAATCGCCGCTGGTGGAATGCGCGACGAGATCAAAGACCAGTTGCACGAATGCCATTTTGCCAAGGAAGTCCGGCGCGCGTCAGATGACTTAGTGACGTTTGGCACCGGCATTCTGTGTGGACCTGAGAACTACCGGAAGAAGCGGACGCGATTCAAGAAAGCTAGCGACGGCCAGCGTTCTTTGATGGTTGGAACCGTTGATATAAAGCCGAGGCCGCGTTATCGCCGCGTTGATCCGAGGTATTTCTATCCGGAGATGGTTGATTGCATCGGCAAGGCCCGCTACGGGTTCGAGCTTATGCTGATGACGTCTGCGGAGCTGAAAGAGCTTTCGCAGAACGAAGGGTTTACGGAATACCGAGATCAGTTCGCCAAGCTTTTGGAGACGAAACCGGACCTTGGCGCCTGGAGTCTCAACGTTAACAACTGGAATAACACGGCGCCATACAAAGACGCCATCGACGACCGCTATGCGGTGTGGAAGTTTGTCGGCTTCCTGAGCAAGGAGCAATCGGAAATTCTCGGCTGCGAATGCTTGCCGGATTACGACGAGGATATGCAGGAGATCGACCGCCAAGAGCAGATGCTTGAGGTCTATTTCTGCCAAGGCTACATCTTGAATGCTAGCCCGTATGTTCTGGACGGCACTGACCGACTCCCGTACTACGTCGCTAATTTCTTCAAGCTCGATGACACGATGTTCGGCGGCTCACTGCCGTGGCGCGCGCGCGATGCGCAGGAATCGATTAACGGTCTTCATCAGGCTTTGCAGCTTAATGTTAGTGCTAGCGCGTCGTCGATCATTGGTATTAAGAAAGGCGCCGCTCAATCTGCTGATGGCGATGACCGCCATCTTGGGCCAAAGGTTTACTACATCACCGACGAGGAAGTGGACGATATCCGCAAGGTGTTCTCGTCCACCGTGATCGACAATAACGCGGCTCAGATTCTTGAGGTAGATGTTCGACGAGGAAATCAATCTTCCACTGATCGCCCAGGGCCAGCCGTCCGAAGCGGTGCCGACGTCTAGCGGCCTTGCGATGTTGATGAATGCTGCCAATGTGGCGCAGCGCGATATCGCGCAGGAATGCGAGGACGAATGGCTAACGCCGGTTATCGAAAGCGCGTATGCGTGGAACATGCTTCATAACCCGCGCGAAGACATCAAGGGCGACTTTGATTGCGTGGTTTCGCTGGTTAGCGACAACGTATTCAAGGACATCCGCGCGCAACGGCTGATGCTGTTGAACTCAATGCGAATGAATGATCCGGCATTGGCCGCACGCATAAAGGATGACGTGCTGTTCAATCAGTTGTCACAGGCTCTTGAGGTTGACGCCGATCTATTCCGCACTGACGCAGAAGTGAGGCAGATTCAGGAACAGAACCCGCCGCCGCCCGATCCGGCAATGCTTAAGCTTGAACTGGAGAAATCCAAGATCGAAGCCGAGGCGCAGTTTAGAACCGTTGATCGTCAAATGGATTACGAAGAGCGCATGCGAGAGCTTGATATCCGCGAACGTGAAGCCGAGGCGCGAGAGTTTGTGGCGATCAAAAACCTTGAGATCAGGGTCGCAGAGGTCGCAGCCACTGAAGACAAGACCATCGCTCAGATGCAAGCGGAACTCGGCATCGAAGATCAGCGGCAGCGCACGAAGCGCGCTGAGATTGGCGCCAAGGCCGGAATCGAGGCGCAGAAGATTGCAGCAAGAGAAAGGGAAACGGCGCTAGAGGTTCGCGTCGAGTCTCCGCCAACTGGCGACGGGGCGCGGCTCGCATGATCACTTGGCGAATAGTTGAAAGCCACGCGTTGCAGCGAATCGAAAAGCTTCGCGGCGAACTGGAAAAGGAAAGCACGACGCCCGAGAAAACGACATACATGCGCGGACAGATTAACGCTCTCCGCTCAATTCTCGCGCTCAAAGAGAAAGCGCCCTAACGGCCGCAAACGAGGAAGACCATGGAAAAAGTTCTGAGCGATGACGAGTTATACGAACAGGCACAGCAGAAGATTGCCGAAGAGCGCGCTAAGCGTTCTGGCGTTACTGAGGAAGCGCCGCCGGAGCCGGTTGCTACTGAGCAAGAGGCTAAGACGCCAGAAGCAACCGAGGCCACGCCTGAGGCGATTGACGAGCCATTCCCAGGTTACAAAGACCTGCCGGAATCCGTCCGCGCTCATTACGATCAGATTCGCCAAGAACGCGAGCAAATCGAGGCAGATCGCAAGAAATTGCAGAACGACTTCAAGGCACTACGCGAGCGTGTTGCGCCTACGCAACGGCAGCTTGCGGAGCTTCAAAGTCAATTAGCCGCAAGGCAAGCGCCGCAACCGCAGCCGCCAACGAAGACGGTTATCAAGGACTGGATTGCAAAACAGCCTGAGCATTTGCGGGAGCGCTATGAAGAATTCCCGGAAGAGGCCGCCCTTGGTTTTGAGATCGCCAGTCGCTTGGTATCTGAGCAGACGGCATCGATGCGCGAAGAGTTGCAAAACGAGCTTCGCCAGATTAGACATCAGAGCGAGCGATCCGTTCTCGAAAGAGAGCACCCGGACCTAGACAACTATCGCCTCATTCCAACGGCTAGCGGAGTACAGGCCGCAACGCAGGAGGGTGCTAGTTATTGGTCTTGGATCGATCACCAATCCGAAGAAGTTCAGCGTGCTGCCAATAGTGAAAGCGCCGCTGAAGTATCAGGCGCGTTATCTCTGTACAAATGGCACCGAGATAATCCAGAATTGCAGCAAGAGTTACAGCATCCAGAGTTTTTAGATTACGTGCGACGACTCCCGCGACCGGTTCAAGCCGCGCTGGACTCTCCGCGTATCGAAGATCGCCTTTACGTCATCTCGGCGTTTTTGGCGAGCCGGGATCAAATCGATCCCAAACAAGCCGCTGCCGTTGATAAACTAGCGGCGCGTCGAAATGAGCAAGCAAGACCTTCGCCGTCAGCACGCCAAACACCAGCGCCGGTTAACACCGCCGCACCGGACGACGTGGACGCCAATTGGGACAATGCTCAATCTGTACTCCGCCAATGGCGGAAGCAAAGAGAACATCGAACCTAACTAGGAGAATTGGTCATGGCGACCACGTATCAAAATTGGCAAAACCCGAGTAATACCAGCGAGCAATATGCCGTTGCGTCGATCATGCTGGAGCGCGCTGAGGCCGACGACCCGTTTAAGGATGCGTTTCAGGAATTCCCGCACGACGCCAACAAGGGCCGCTCGGTTGTAATGAATCGCTGGGCGGTTCCTGCGACCAACACGACACCGGTTAGCGAGGGCGTCAACAACGCTTTGCGTAACCTCGTCCCTGAGCGCGTTTATGTCACTCTGAGCGAGTACATGGAAGGCTATTCGTGGACGTCGCAAGCCGAGAACATGGACCCGTTGGATTACGCCGAAGGCGCTGCCGAGGTCGGTTATGACTTGGTGAAGCTCGACCGTAATGCGATCAAGTGGGCGACGATGCGCAGCGGCAGTCAGCGCATTTTCAACAGTTCGACCGTGACTAATCGAAACGGCGTGAACGGTGTTATCACCGCAGGCCGAATCGATCAGGCAATCACGATCCTTGAGGCAGCGAAAGCCAAGACGCATACCGATGTTGTGCTCGGCTCCAACAAGATCGGTTCGAGCGGCTTGCAGGCATCGTACATGCTGTATGGCCACACGAATACCCGCTTCGATCTTGAGGGCTGTCGCGGTTACTTGGGCGCCAACAACTACCCGAGCGACGCACGACGCAATCCGCATGAGATCGGCTCTTTGGCGTCTGGCCGCGTTCGCGCCGTTCTGTCGTCTGAACTGAGTCCTTTCCTCGGCGGCGGCGCGGCTGTTGGTACTGCTAATCTGCGATCCACCAACAGCTCTATCGACGTGTATCCGCTGGTTCTCGTTGGTCGCGGCGCCTTGGGTTGCGTCCCACTTCGCAAGAAGGGCAGCGGTCGCGGCGGTGCCGGTAACATGATGGTCTATCACATCAAAGACCCGGATCGCACCGATCCCGGAAACCTGACGCGCGTTTGGTCGGTGGTTTGGACCGAGGGTTATTTGATCCTCAACGAACTGTGGCTGTGCCGTATCGAAGTCGCTTGCACCAACGCGATGAACTGATCTAACGGGGCGCTTCGGCGCCCCAACTTCAAGGAGATTTGAAATGGCCGATTACAATGGCTCAAAGTATTTCAGCGATCAACCGGTTCCGACGTGTTCGGAGCCCGGCGTAGTTCGCTGCCATGTTGACACGGTTTCGATTACAACCGCGTTGACGACTTCCGACGTCGTGAAGCTGGCTCGAATGCCCGCCAACCATCGCGTGATCGCTATTACCATTGGTTCCACTGACATGGATTCCGGCACCACGATCACGTGGAACATCGGAACGACCGCAAACGACGACGCCTTCGCCGCCGCTTTGGTCATGGGGCAAGCAGCCGCAAATCTGGTGCATCAACTTCCGCTGGCCGGAGCAACATCTGGCTTGCTGACGTTCTTCACAGACGCGGTTCCGTCGACAGACTACGACGTTCTCGCCGAACTCGCAGCCGGTCCCGCAACCACAACCGGCACGGTTTACGTGCACATCTGGTACACCGCCGACTACGGCGTTCGCGATCCGACCAATTCACCGGCCGTTGTGACGTCGTAACAAACCAGAGGGGCGTCGTTTATGGCGCCCCTCTTCCACGCGCCCTATGACGCAGGAGAGTAGTAAATGGAAATCACGCAAAGCATCGTTGACCAGTGGGCCGCTAACAAGTTTGAGGGCATTGAAAAACCTCAACTCCGGCAAGCCTGCCGCCTTCTTGAGCTTGACGCGCCGTCAGCGCTGGGGCTTGAGGGACTGAAGCTCAGGCTGTTGCAGCACTACGGAATGGATGACGAAGAGCCGTCGATCCCGGAATCAAACCTTCGGATGGCGCCGAATCTTCGTCAGCTCAAGGGATGGCAAGGTAGGCGATATCAGGTCAAGGCTCACCCGCTCGACCGAGATAACGGAAATCGCAAATACCCGATTATCTGGGAGGGACAGGTCTGGTACATGGACCCAAAGAAACCATTCCAAGACGTACCGGCGCCAATCTGGCACATCATCAACGATGCAGTGAAGCTTGACCTGAAAACCGAATGGAATCAGGCGCAGGCACGCGTAGATGCGGAATGGATCGAGCAGCAGCGAATTCCGGTTACTTTCTTGAGGATCACTCCTGGCACAGAGAACCTGCCCGAATCCTTGATTGACTGGTACAAGCAAGACTTTGCGGAGCGTGGCGTTTTGCCGAAGCTTACTCGCGAAGAACTCGGGCAGGTGTGGGGAATCCTTACGGACCAATCTCACCCTAACGAGAAGGAGCAGGAATGGTCAACGGACCGCTGGCGCTATCAAGTCGCTTGGCTTTTGGAAATGACGCCTGAGCAGATTCGCCAGAAGAATGCACCGAAGGAAGAAGAGCAGGAAGAAGAATTCGCATGACATACCTCGAACTCTGCCAGCGCGTTCACTTGTTGACTAGGATTGGGTCGCGCGGCAATACCGCAAAGCCTGGGACGGTGCCGACTGCCGTTACTGGCCAAGTTGACGAGCTGGCGGAGATCGTGGCGTGGGTGCGTGACGAGTGGATTGCATTTCAGTTAGAAAGGCAATGGGGGTTCCTGCAAACAACTGGAACCCTCGTCTTCCCGGCAAGCACGACAACGGTTACACCGACAGCAACGCTAACGACCTATGCGGAATGGATGCCTTTCATCGAAGGCTTGCAGATAGGCCGCAGATATGCGCTCTGCTACTTGACTTCTGCCGGTCAAACGGCGGAGCAAAAGATTTACTTCGAGCCATACGAAGACTTCCGAGGCTACAGGGACCGTGCTGTAGTCGCGACCGGTCGACCGCAGTATTTCACGATGGCGCCAAATAGGGACTGGATCGTTTACCCGACGCCAGACGACAGCTACACGATCCGCTTTGACTATCTGGTAGCGCCGCAGATTTTCTCTGCGAACTCTGATGACCCAAAGAACTACCCGACATCTAACAAGGGGCTGCCTGCGGAGCATCACGAGGTTATCGCATGGCGCGCCGTGAAACGCTATGCGGAGACGAGAAGCGATGGCGCATTACTCGTTACCGCAGAGCGCCGCATACGTCAGCAGTCGTTGCCTATCTACAACCGGTTTTTACCTAGCCCGAGGCTTTGGTAATGAAGCGCCTTGCCTTCCCCATAACGGCGGCGGTTGATGTTGTCACCGAGCCGACGCAAGTCAACGCGGGTATGGCGCAACGGTGCTACAACTACGAATGCACGACGATCCGTGGTGCTCGTAGCATTGATGGGTTTTCGAGGACTGATGGGCGGTTGAACTGGTCGCTGACAGGCTTTGGCATTGGGATTACTTCAACGACTGACTCAAACCCAATTGGGTGGGTTGTTGGAGATAAAGTGACAGTCACATACAACCACGGCTCTTTTGATTGCATTGTTGTGCAGGTTACCAATGATGCACTTCCTGAAAGCCAGTACATTCACAGCGCAATAATTGTCCCGCTCGCGGCCTTGCCTGATAACTTCTCGCCTAGCAACATGGCAACGGTATCCGGCGGTCCAATTCTGGACACAAGTATTTCTGTTCCGTCTTATGTTAGCGGGCAGCAAACCTACAGTATTTTTAGCGCAACTGTCACCAAGGTTCCAGGCTACCTGCCGAGAATCCCCGGCCTGCATTTCTTCAATGACCGCATCTACGCAATCGTAGACCTGACGGCTATAGAGATTACACCGGCTAACGGGCAGACTATCACGGAGGGTATGCCGCTTTCTGCGTCAGTCGGCGGAATAACTTTTGGCAAGGTTTTGTATGTCAGAACTTCGGACACTGCCGGTCGAGTTATTGCAGAGGTTGCCGATTGGGCAACGGCTCGCGCCCCTATTCTTGGTGGGACTGTATACACAGGCGTATCTACGCAAGTGGGCGTGTTCAACGCTTACGTAAACCCGAAGAAAGCCGCGCTGCATTACTGCGAATACGATGGCCCAGGCGGCTGGGTGCGGCCCAATGTTGGCCGCATCTTGCCATACAAGGAAAGCGGCACATCGTCGGCGTGGTTCCTGCCGTATGACCGGCGCGTGTTCTCGTCTCAGATCGACGCCAACGAGCTTCAGGATACCGGGTGGATTGCGGCCGATTCGTATGGCGAGATCGGCGGCGGGCAGTCTTGGTCTCCGGCAACTGGCACCACGGAGCTTTTGGCGATTGATGGCGCGTATGTGGCTAGCACAACGCTTGGCTCCGGCGCGTCATTTACAAAACAACTCCGCGCAAAGTGGTCGAAAACGGCGCTGCGCATCCCGCCCGGCTCAGTCGTTCGCGGCGTGCAGATCGACATCGATGCGCTTTCGTCTAGCGCTACTGCATGCACTGATCACTACGTATCAATTGCGAAGGGCGAGGGGCTTGTCGGGCAGAACAAGGCGACGCTATCACCGTTTGGCTTGGTCATTGCAAACCGTGTTTATGGCGCCAATAACGACTTGTGGGGGCTGTCGCTAAACAGCGATGAGATCAACTCAGGCAATATGTCGGCGTTGTTCCAGATTTATCAGAATGCCGCATCGCAAAACGTCAGCATCGACCGCATTCGGATCAAAGTTTTCTACCAAGATCAGACGCGAAAAGCTTACGTCTACGATGCGACTAAGACGCCAACAGATCAAGAGATTGAGGTCATCCACGTTACGGTGACTGAAGGCACCGAGGCCGCGCACACTCGGCGTGGTTTGCTTGTGCTCAATTCAGAAAAGACCGTCTCGGATCGTGAGAAACCATGGCAGTTCGTGCCGGGCCAAAAGATTCGCACGCTTGCCGGTGGGCTTGGCAACGAAATAGCCGAAGTCGCCGCAGACGATGAGGTCATTCTGTTCGACTCTTCCTATGAGTTGGCATCGCAATCGGTGCCATCGCGGTACGTATTCGATACCGCAAACCCATACGGCGCCGATGACTCCGATGTGTTTTTCGTCGCCAGCGGTGCCGGATATGCGCTGATGTACGATCAGCGCTACGCGATCCCGATTCAGACCGGTTTGATGGAGCAATACGAAAAGCCCCGGCACGTGTGCTGGGCTGGCAATTTCCTCGTGCTTGGATACGGCACCGGCACGCTTGCGCTATCCGACGTTGGCAATCCATTGGTATTCGCAGGACAAGCATCCTTGGCCGCAGAAATTGGCGCATCTGATCGCGTCACTGGTCTTCTGCGCATGAAGGGCGATTCGGTTGGCGTATTCACAGAGCAAACCGTGTTCGCGATCCAAGGCGTTCCGCCAAGACTAAATCGCGTTAACATCTCGCAGTCGTCTGGCGC